ACAATGATTATAGAAAGTGCCGATTTCCAAGAATTATCGTTAGTGCCTTACGGGGCTTTTGCGGGCGCGTCAGTAGACCGCGTAGCAGCGTCGCAGGGTATCCCACAAGAACCCGTAGAAGTAGATAATATTGAAACCGAAACACCTAACGAGGAGTTAGACACCATGGAACAGACAACAGAAACCCCAACAGTTATCGAAGCCGCGCACGTAGCGCCAATCGTTTACGCACAACCGCGTAACTTTAAATTGCCTAGCGCTGGCGAATATATCGCAGCGTCACTACAAGGCGGCAGCGTGCTTGCAGAAATGAACGCAAAAATTCAAGCTGCAGCACCGGACATTACCGCCGACCCAAGTTTGCCAGGAATTTTGCCCGAAATCATCACCGGCAGTGTCTACGACGGACTTAACCCGATTAGACCTTTCGTATCTGCAATCGGTACTCGCGCTATGCCAGGTGCGGGCGCAACATTTCGCCGCCCGAAAATTACGGTACGGCCAGTAGTTGACGAACAGACACCCGAACTAGACCAACTAAACCCGTCTACTGTTACCGTGTCGAACTCAAATGTCGACAAAAAAACTTTCGGTACTTTTGTCACAATGTCCGAACAGGCATTGGATTGGAGTGACCCCGCTTCAATAAATATCGTATTGAACCAGTTAGCAATTGCCTACGGACAGGCCACGAACACGTACGCGGTTACAGAGTGCCAAGGCGCAATTGTGCAAACTACATCAGTTGCCGACACGTCGGACCCTGCAGATTGGATTGCAGCAATTTACGAAGGCGCCCGCCAAATTAGCGCAACTAGCAATTACCTACCTACTCACATGGTTGTAACACCTACCACCTGGGCGTCGTTGGGTTCTTTAGTAGATTCGACAGGCAGACCAGTTTTCCCACAGATTGGCGCTATGAACGCGCCAGGCCAGTTGTCGGCTTCTAATTGGAACGGCAACCCGCTGGGGTTGGTTCTTGTAGTTGACAAGGATACGCCAGGTTCATTTATGGGCCACGCAGCCGGGCCAGCTGCAGGGTTTGAATTTTACGAACAGCAAAAAGGCGCAATTTCCGTAGACGTACCTAGCACCTTGGGCCGCACTATTGCGTACCGTGGTTACGCAGCTACCTTTATGGCAGACGCTACAAAATTCGTTAAATTCGTTTAATCGAAAGGCGGCCTAACCGCCATGACGCAGGTATACCAAGTAGCGCATAAAACGCTATTAGACAACTACGCAGTTTTAGAAACGCTTACACCTAACGAAGTGTACGTAGGCGCGTCTATTGTTATTGCAGGCGTTGACGCAACTTTTAACGGTACCTACACCGTTTACGCTGTACCCGAATATTTGTTTATTGGCGTAGACGACGAAGGCGATTTACTTTTTAATTACGAGGTGCCCGTACCGTTTCAAATTCTGTACGCAAAAACAGCCGCCAACGTTACGCGCACTACAGCAACGGGAACCGTAACGCTAGGTACGATTTCTTGCACGTGGGTTACAGCCGGACAGATTGAGGATTGGCTAGGTATCGGTACAGCGTCGGCACTCGATACAACTTTTCTTACTCAATGCGCGGCAGCTGCAAACGATTTTTGTTTTCAACGACGTTTAGAAAGCGGATACATAGACGCCAAGGCAACTAGCCCTAGTAACAGCGTTACCCTGGGCACTATTGCCTACGGCGGTTTTTTGTATCGACAACGTGGCGCGGTAACAGATTTTGCTAGTTTTGACGGCTTGCCCGCAGGTAACAGCGTCGGCTTGTCGCCAATGATTAAACAACTTTTAGGTATTCCACGCCCGCAGGTTGCCTAATGCCTGTTGCTTTTACAGACCTATTTAACGAGGCGCTAGACGACTTAGCAGCGTCTCTAACGACCATTACAGGGCTACAGGTAGTAACAGACCCCCGCAACCTTGTACCGCCTTGCGCGTTCATAGACGCCCCTACGTTCACCGTGTATTCAAACAACGTCGTAGAAATGACGTTCCCAATACGCATAATTACGTTAGGGCCTGGCAACCTTGACGCGCAACGGTCATTACTAAACTTGGCTAGCAAAGTAGTTACCAAGAAAATTGGCGTAACCGACGGGCGCCCAACTGTCGCAATTATCGGCGGCAGTGAACTACCCGCCTATGACTTGACCATAACCCTACAAGCCCAGGCAACCGCCTAGAATAGGTGCATATGAAATACGAAATAGTTAGCCCCCGTATTGGTACACCTGGCGACGAATACGTACCAGTTGACGGCGTTAATGTCGAGGCGCTGGTAGCGGGCGGTTTTGTTATTCAATCCCCCACCAAGGCGCCTAAAGGTGCTAAAACTAAGACAGACACAAACGAGGAGTAAAGCCAATGGCTACTAGTACTTATTTATCATCACCAAACGTCACGGTTAACAGCGTTTCGCTGCAAGACCAATGCCAAGGTTTGACATTTACCCGCACTATCGAGGCGCTAGAAAGTACCGCTTTTGGTTCAGGTTCACGCGTGTACGTGGCAGGCCTTGAAAATTCAACGTTGACCCTTGACCTGTACCTATCGTTCGCAGCTACAGAAACTTACGCAACTCTTAAAGCGCTTGTAGGAACGTCTACTACCGTTTCGTGGTCACCAAGCGCAACAAGCCCAGGCACCGCAACTAATCCAACCATGACGCTTACAGGCGCATATCTTGAAGCCTTGCCGTACGAAATGGCGTTGGGCGCTTTAGGCACCATTAGCGTTACCTTTACTGGCGGAGTGTATAGCGTTCTTGAAGTTTAATTAAACGCCTGAAAAGGCCCGACACAAAAGGCAGACAATGAAACTTACGCTAAAAGTTGAAACAGCCGATACCGCCTATGAGGTGGTAACAAACTTGTACGTTATTATTTTGTGGGAACGCAAATACAAACGTAAAGCGTCGGACATGGCCGCAGGTATAGGCATAGAGGACTTAGCGTTTATGGCGTATGAGGCGTCTAAGTTAAACAAAATTGTTGTGCCTAGTGAGTTTGATACGTTCGTAAAAGGCTTAACAAACATTGAAGTAGTCGACACCGAGGCCGTAAACCCCACCTAAGGGGCACCCACGGGCGCCAACTTGCCGAACTGTTGGTAGCCATTTCGTGGTGGCCCCCGTCTATACCGTTTGACATAGACGACCTGGCTACCGTCGTTGCTGTATTATCAGACAACAACAAACAACGAAAGTAAACGCCGTGGCTCAACTACCGTTACAAATTGAAGGTATTCAAGAAACCTTAAAATTGTTAAACGACATTGACCCTAAATATCGACGTTTAGTAACTAAACAAATTAAGAACGCTGGCGCGTCTATCCTGAACGAAGCCCGCCAAATGGTGGCAAGTTACCCCAACTCAAAAGGTAACGGCGCCCCACTATCCGGCATGGTACGCGGCAACTTAGTTAAAGGCCGTGAAACTACCTGGCGCACCGACGCCGTACAAAAAGGCTTTAAAATTAAGGTTGGTGTACGTGGCAGTAAAGAACGTTACGTAAACTTTGACCGAGGCGGCTATAGCGAACAAGTTGTATTTGGTGCCAAGCCTTATCGTCTAATGACCGTACAGAGCGCCGACGCTGCAGGGGTCATCTACGACCATGCAGGCCGCAACACAAGTAGCCAATTTGTAACAAACCTAACCGTAGAGGAAGGCAACCAACCGCGAGTTATTGACGTTGCCGTAGAAAAAAATAGGCCTACCGTAACCGCCGACGTACTTAAAGTAGTAGAACAAGTTATGGCCGTAACCAATCGACAAATGAAGGTTCGCTAATGGCTGGTATAAATATTCCGATTATTACGTCGTTTGCCGATAAAGGCATTTCAGCGGCAGAAAAAGCGTTTGGCAAGTTCGGTAAAACTGGCGTAGCAGTAGGCGCCGCGTTTGCAGCTTCAACCGCGCTTGTAGTCGCAGGTTTAGGCAAGGCCGTTAACGCCGCTATTGCAGACCAAAAAAGCCAGGCGCTACTAGCAAAACAGTTACAAAACACTACGGGCGCGTCGCGTATGACTGTTTCCGCAACCGAGGATTTCGTAACACAAATGCAATTTGCTACAGGAGTAGCCGACGACCAACTACGCCCCGCCCTAGGTTCTTTAGTACGCGCAACAAATGATTTAACTACAGGGCAAGACCTGTTAAACCTTGCGTTAGACGTGTCGGCTGGTACCGGGCGCGATTTAGAAACCGTGTCATTGGCTCTAGGCAAGGCCTACAACGGCAATTTAGGCGGCCTAACAAAACTAGGTATAGCCCTAGACCCCAACATTATCAAAACAAAAGATTTTGGCGCGGCACAAGCCGAACTAAACAAACAATTTGGCGGCGCTGGCGCTGCAGCCGCCAACACGTACGAAGGTCAATTAAAACGACTAGGTACCGTATTTTCCGAACTAAACGAAACTATCGGCTACGCAATTCTTAACAACATTTACGTTAAAGACGCCATAGGTCGACTACCCGACGCGGCAGCAGCAGCAATAAAAGCGTTTGGTAAAGAAGGTTTAGGCGGCGCCTTAAACGCATTTTTAGACAACATGGGCGTAGTAGGCGCTTACGTCAAATTGTGGGCAGCGTCAATAGTTCACGAATATAACGACATGGCACGTAAAGCTTCCAACGCTTTAGTTATTTTGTCTTTAGGTCTTGTGCAACTTGTACCAGGTTTTAAAGCGGCGCAAGACGAAATACAAAACAATTTAATAAAAACCGATTTGCAAATGCAAGCAAGCCGTACGTATATTGACGATTTAACTAGGGCGTTGTATGAACAAGCAGCACAAGTAAAACGTAACGGCGCTGCCGCCGACAGGTTAAGCGGTCAGGCCGAAGCGTTAGGCATCAAAGTTGCAAGCGTTGTAGACCCGTTTGACAAACTAACCGGGGCAGCCAAAAAGGTAGATACAACAGTTACCGACGCTGCTAAAGCATTACAAGACGATTTAACAAAAGCATTAGACGCAGCCAAAACAGGATTAGACGAAGCCCAAGGCGCGTTTAACAGTTTTGCCGAAAGCGTATCTACAGGGCTTCAAGACGCGTTTAGTTTTAGAGACGCTAAAGACGCAGGCGACGAAACAGGCGCAGGGTTTTTATCCGGTTTACGTGACCAGGTTAAAGGCATAAACGACTACAGCGCCAACGTACAAGCCCTGTTAACCGCTGGTTTATCACAAGACGCATTAGCAGCCGTTTTAGCTGCAGGTGGCGACAGTGGCGCTGCTATTGCCCTAGAACTTATTAAAGGCGGTTCTAGTGCCATTATTGAAACTAACGCGCTAGTTGAAAGCGCCAAATATGCAGCCGATTTAATTGGTCAATCTGCAGCCCAACAATGGTTTGGCGCTGGCGTATCTAACGCCCAACAATATTTAAGAGGCGTCGAAGCCGCGTTTGCTGTAGCCCAATCACGACTAGCAGGCAAGGGCTTAAAACTTGCCGACGTTAAAGGCATTTCGGCTGGGTTTAGCGACGCTATTACTGCCCCTGTTATGGCACCTATTAGTCGACCTACGCCAGGCGCGGGCGGTATTGACCGCGGCATAATGATAAATATTACTGGCGGTATTAGCACTAGCGCCGAAATAGGCGAAAGCGTAGTAAACGCTATTAGGGCATATAACAGGGCTGCAGGCCCTGCAAATATTCAGGTTGGGTAATGGCTACGTCAGTTATTGAAAGCGGCAACTACGAACTGTTTATAGACACGGGTTTTATGCTTGACGCGTTCGTACTTGACGACGCAACGCGCGGCGTATTAGACGGAACCCAGTACGTGTTAGACGGAACTACAGAGTTTGCGCCAATGCTTGAATACTCAACAAACGTAAACATTAAACGCGGGCGCCGTGACGTAGGCGACCAGTTCAGCGCGGGGACAATGTCATTTAATTTAAACGACGACTTAGCCGGGGGCACCCTAAACCCGCTTTACTCATCTAGCCCATTTGTAGACCCTGCAGGGCAATTTACCTTGGCACCGTTACGCCGTGTTTCGTTTGGCAGATACGACAGCACCAACACGTTTATAACGTTGTTTGTAGGGCAGATAGTCAACTATGACTACACCTACGAACTAGGCGGACAAAACACGGTAAGCGTGTATTGTGCCGACGATTTTTATTTACTAGCCCAAACAGCGTTAGCCGAATTTAACGTATCCGAACAGTTATCGAGCGCCCGCCTATCGGCTGTATTGGACTTGCCCGAAGTTGCTTATCCGGCTTTAACGCGTGACATTGAAACAGGTACCCAAACATTGGGCGGGGCAGCTGCCTACACGGTTGCCGAAGGCACCAACGTAAAAGCATATATAGACCAAATACAGGCAGCCGAACAAGGCCGTATTTTTATGTCGAGGACAGGCGATATAACTAGCCAACCGCGCATTGGTAACACCCTTTCGGGCAGCGTCGCAGATTTTCACGACGACGGCACAAACATACCGTACAACTCTTTAGGCATTATTTATAACGCCGACCTAATAGTAAACAGGGCCAGTATTCAACACTTAGGCGCCACAAGCCCCGAAGTAGCCGACGACCTAGCAAGCCAGGCTAAGTACCTAATTCAAAACACAAGCATTACTAACAGCCTGTTACACAACGACGCAGCCGCACTAGACCTAGCAGAGTACCTAATAGTTGGCGAACCTGTCGCCACGTTTAACGCCGTGCAAACTGATTACCTAATGCTTACAACACCCCAAAAAGAAACCTTAGCGCTAGTCGACATTGGAGACACCATAACGATTACCAACACTATTGCAGGCGGCGAAGTAGCCCAAGAACTATCGGTAGAGGGCGTAGAAATATCGGTAAACGTAAACAACGGGCACCGCGTAACGTTCTATACAGCAAGTACCGTTATTGTTTACCAGTTCATTTTAGGCGACCCAATTTATGGTTTACTAGACATACAAGACCCGCAACCAGTTTTAGGATAAAGTACGACATATGCCAAACGAACAAACTACGGTTCCGCTATTTGCTAGTGGCGAGGTTTTGACCGCCGCCGATATGAACCTTTCGGCTGGTACAGGCGTACCAGTATTTGCTACCACGGTTACGCGCGACGCGGGTTTTGGTGGTGCAGGCGAAAAGGTTCTAGCAGAGGGCCAACTATGCTATTTGTCGTCCACTAACGTCGTACAGTATTACGACGGCGCGGCGTGGGCTACTGTCGGGCCAGCAGCCGCAAGCGGTTTAGTGTTGGTTAAAGCCGAAACGGCGTTTACCGGTCAGTCAAGTTTTAACGTTGCCAATGTGTTTAGCGCAACTTACAGCAACTATCTAATTTTAATTCGAGACCTTGCCGCTACCAGTTCGGGCGGCGTTCGTTTTCAGTTGTCCGGTGGTGGCACACCAACAGCAACAGGATATAACTACCAACAACTAATAGCGTTTGGCACAACCGTTGCAGGAACCAGGGCAACTAGCCAAACGTCGGCATATTTACAAACAGGTACAGACGCATTTTTTAGCCAAGCCGTAATAAATATATTTAGCCCGTTTAGCGGTCAAATGACTTACACCTCAGTAAACAGCCTTAGCGATACGGCTTATAGTTCGCCAGCCGTTCAAATTTATAGTGGCAACCAAAGTTCCGCAGTTGCAAGCCAAGACGGGTTTACGTTGTTGTCAATAGCGGGCACAATCACTGGCACCTACACAGTTTACGGATATGCAAAATCATGAACATTTACACAACATCAGACGACGGCGGCGCAACTAATCGACCAATGAACGAGGCAGAAATTGCTATTTATGAAGCGCTTGTAGCCGACTGGCAAAAAGAAAAAGCCGACCAAGACAAAACAGCCGCCACAAAAGCAAAAGCAAAGCAAGCGGTACTCGACAGGCTAGGAATTACAGCCGATGAAGCCGCGCTACTACTTGGCTAGTTTTGTGTTTGCATTTGCTTTAAGCGCTTGCGAAACAACACGAACAAACGCCCCAATAAAAATAAAAAACAGCGCGCTAACACGTTGCAGCACTATTACACAATGCGAAAGGCTAACTAATGGCTAGGGAAAAAGCCGAAATAGAAATACTCCATGCACGAATGATAGTTTTTGTCGGCTGCACTATCGCCGTAACGTTTGCGCTAACCGTTATAGGTTTTGTTTACGGCCTACTTTTTGTTACGCAACCATTAGAACAGTCACCAAACGACGCCCAATTTATTGACTTACTATCTACACTTACCGTGTTTATGACTGGCACACTTAGCGGCTTAGTTGCAGCCAACGGCCTAAAGCGCAAACCGACAGAAACAACCAGTGGCACCCCAACCCCCTAAACCCGTAGTAGTGCCGGCTGTAAAAAAACTGGTACTACCTGCCACGTTGGGGCACATAACCCCAGGCGAATTACCCGCCAACATGCTTATAGATATAAAGCCGTTCGGCAAACTGCACCCACGCGCCGCCAACGCATACAACGCAATACGAACCGCCGCGTTTGCTGCAGGTATAAAACAATTTAAACCCATTTCGCAAGGCGATACCTACAGGTCATTAGCGCAACAAACCGCAGGGTTTTTACAGCGCTACACGTTGCAACCTATTGAGGGCGCTAGT